CCCCGACAGCATCGACATGTCCATCGAAGTGGCTCCCGCCGCTGAGAAGATGGAACATGAAGAAGACGAAGATGCGAAAGCAATGGGTGAGGACGAAGAAGAAGAAAAGGCAATGGCCGACGACGAAGAAGAAAAGGCTGAAGAAGATGAAGAAGAAGGCTCAAAGTCTTTCGACATCGAAGCAGCAGTTTCCGAAGCAGTCACAAAGGCTCTTGCAGCAAACAAGAATGTGAAAAGCAAAGGACTCGATATGAGAATCAACAACGATCGTGACGGCATGGTGCGATGGGGTAGCCTCAAGCACATGAGCCAGATCAAGGTTGCAAGCGGCGACCCTGAACTCGAAGCGTACAAGTTTGGCCGTTGGGCTGCTGCTTGCATGGGACACAAGAAGTCGATGGACTGGTGCGCTAATCGCGGCATCGAAACCAAGGCGCATCTCGAAAGTGTGAACAGTGCAGGTGGCTTCCTTGTGCCTGAACAGTTCGCAGACACGCTGATCAGCCTTCGAGAAGAGTATGGTGTTCTTCGTCGCAACGCGAAGATCGAGCCAATGACCTCTGACACCAAGCGCATTCCGAAGCGAAGCGCAACTCTCACGGCATCGTTCGTGGGCGAAGCAACTGCCGGATCTGAGACCACTCAGACGTTCCAGCAGGTCAACCTTGTTGCGAAGAAGCTCATGGTGCTGACCACGATCTCCAACGAATTGAATGAGGATAGCCTCATCAACCTCGGAGATTCTGTGGCCGGTGAAGTGGCTTACAGTTTCGCGCTCAAGGAAGACGAATGTGGCTTCCTCGGTGACGGGTCAAGCACGTTCGGAAACATTGTCGGCATCATTAACGGCATCAACAACGTGTCGAGCAATGCAGGCATCTTCACGACTGCAACCGGAACCGACGACACCACTGAAATCGGTATCGGCGATCTGCATTCGTTGATGGCTTTGCTTCCTGCATACGCTGACACGCCTCGTGCAAAGTTCTACATGCACAAGTCGATCTTCCACGGCGTTGCAGAAAAGCTCGTGACTGCTGCTGGTGGTTCAACTCGCGGCGAACTGCTGAACGAGAAGTACAGCCCGAACCTGTTCGGATACCCTGTCGAGTTCACGCAAGTCATGCCTACCTTCAGCACTGCTGATGGTGACTCTGCTATGCCACTGAAGTACCCAATCATCTTCGGTGATATGGCACTCGCAACGTGCTTTGGCGATCGTCGTAGCAACACCATCTCATTCAGTGATTCGGCTCTGAACGCTTTCGAGCAGGACGAGATCGTTGTTCGGGGAACCGAGCGTTTCGACTTCAACCTGCACTCGCCCGGAACTAGCTCAGAAGCTGGCCCGCTCGTTGCAATGAAGCTCGGCCCGGCCTCGTAATTGAACGAAAGGAATTTGAAATGATTCAAGCACAAGATTTCAAAGCAGTGCAAGCGATTCGTCCTGCTGTTATTGATAATACAGCAGCCACAATGATTGCAGTCGATACCACTGGGTTCGACTACTGCACTTTCATCGTGACTGTTGGGGCGACTGATGTTGCCTCTACAGTTCTCAAGGTGACCGAATGCTCCACCACTGGTGGCACTTACAGTGATGTCACTGGATTGATCGGTGGAACAAGTGAAACCATTGCCAATGCGGCATCAACACAACTCGACACCACTGATGGTGTCGTTCTCATGTTCGATGTTAATTGTCAGCTGGTCGAACAGTTCTTGAAGATGAACATTACTGCCGGCAACGGCACGAATGGAATTGCAATGGCCTGTGTGGCATTGCTCAGTCGTGCTAATGATGGTCACTCCCCGAGTACCATTGCCGAACGTGGTTGTTCACAGATTCTTCGCATCCCCGATGCGACTGCCTAAATAAGTAGGGGCAGGGTGAAAGCCCTGCCTCTGCATTTCAAGGAGATCCATGAACCAGTTTGACCAGTTCCAAGTAATCGGACACATTTCACCTGTGACAGTTGGCTTGAACACAACTCCACCAGTTTCAGAGGTCATCGACTCGCAAGGATTTTCAGGCGGTCGCTGCATTATCTTCTTGCAAACGGGCAACATGGGTCGAACGACAACAAAGTGCTTCCTGCAAGAGTCCGATGACAATTCCAACTACACTACATTCATGAATGTCACAGACCTTGACATCGATGGCGGGCAGGCGTTGCTCTTGACGAAGATGATGACAACCTTGATGTCGTGTTTGACGTGCCTCTCGACGCAGATCGAAAAAGATATTTCAAGGTCACTTATACAAGTGGCTCGGGAGGAGCAGGGAAAAACACCCTTGCGTGCAGTGCTGTTCTGATCGGTCGAACAAACGGCCAAGCACAATCAACGACTCTCAACACGAAGAGACCAAACTCAAAGATATTCAAAGCCAAAGGAAAGTCATAGCATGTACAAATTCGATTCAATCAAGCCAGTGTTGTGTATGCAAAGGCAAACCAATGGTGGAGGGTCAAGCACAACAGTGAACAACGTAGACACCAATGGTTTCACTGGCGGGCTTTGCGTGTTCAATATCCTTTTCGATCAACTTGTTTCTGATGGACCGTTCATTGCGACTTGCAGGCTTGAAGATTCTGATGATGGATCAACATGGACAGTAATTCCGGGTTGTGACACTATTGCAGACCTGCAAGCAGACGGATCAGGAAATGAAGGAGTGTTGCAAGCTGATGAAGATCACACGCTGATGACTTTCTACATCCCACTCGTACCCCCAAGGAAAAGATACATTCGCGGCCTAATTCAGAACAGCAACTCGAACAACGCTTCATACAGTGCCATCGCTCACTTGCTTGGCGAGCAGAATGCAACCAGTCCAGCAGATGACGTGTCTTTGGCACAGGCTACGAGTGGTGATTCAGTGCCTCAAATTTTCCGCGCTACTTCTTGATGGAGATTCTCGATGGCACTTGCATCAAACGCACTGACAACAGTTGCAGCAGTGAAGACATACATGGGTATCACTGCATCTACGGATGATGATCTGCTTGAGATCCTTGTCAACAATGTGAGTGACCAGATCGAAAGGTACTGTGATCGTGAGTTTGCACAGAAGACATTCACCGAGTACATCGATGGGCATGGAGACCGAACCATTGCTGTTGCAAACCCGCCTGTCATTAGTGTGGATCTTGTCGCCTTCGGATCCCGAGATTCTATATCTGTGCAAAGCAGTGAAGCGACAGACCTGCTTGCAACGGTCGGAATTGAAGACGATCAGGCCCGGTTGTTCAGAGTTGCGTCCAACGGGACAACGGTTACGACAACTCTCACCTTTGCCGACTACCCGACAACCGCGCTCTTGGCGGCACAGATAGAGTCAACGACTGGATTCAGTGCGCAAAGCGTGTTCAACGCACCAAGTTTCGCTCTGCATAGGTTGGGCGGCAGGGATGTAATTGAGACCACTGCATACCTTACGACTCCAGACGATGCCGAAAGCGACTATCGCATTGACTATGATCGCGGGTTGGTACACTTGCGTGCAGATGCGTTCCCCCGCTCACACGAGGCACGAAGAGTGAATCGATTCCCTACGCAATTCCAAAGCGTGTTCGTTCGCTACTCTGGTGGGTACGCAACAATTCCGAACGCACTTGTGCAAGCAGCATTCGAGTTGATCTCAGATGCGTTTCGCGGCCGCGATCGGGATCGCAACATCAACCAAGAAAGCCTCGGCGATTACAGCTACACAGTTCGACCAATGGCTGAGTGGAATCAATCAATCAAGGCGTTGCTCGATCCGTTTAGGAGAATACGTTGAGCATCACACAGAGGATCAACATCAAAGGAAGAACGTGCAGAAGGTATCGCGCTCGATACACTCGCGATTCTGTTGGTACTCGCATTCAGAAGTTCCAGATGGGACCGAGCTTCAAGGCCTACGTTGCAAGTCGTTCAGAAGCAGAATCATTCGTCGGCGATAGACAACAAGCAGTCGAAACGATCACAGTGTACGTTCATGGTGGCACAGATGTGAAGGTTACAGACCGAATCAAGGTCGATGGCCGCATGTACGAAGTCACCGGCAAGCGAACTCCGGGGCATCGCGAAGCAGGCGATCGCCTTTTCTACCACATCATCGACGCACAATCGAATGAAGGTGTTTGATGGCTTTAGGCAGAACAACACGGTCGCAAGTACGTGCCACTGGATTGCGATACATGGCCAATGTGAAGTTCCCTGTGAAGAAGCACATGGCACGTTACAACAGGACGATCGGTGAAGAGATCCTCATGTTCGCGGCATTCGCGTTGCAGAAGCGTGTTCGTCAGTCACTGGGACAACAAGGAACAGGCAAGCATCATCCGGGTCTTAAGTTCCAATCCGCATTGCCCGGCAAGCCACCAGCAGTTCAAACAGGAGACCTTCGCAACAGTTTCGTCGCAGGGTCGCGAAGCATCGGGGCAACAAGGAAGATTGCTGAAGGCATGGCTGTCAACTTTCGACAGGCGACTATCAATGCTTCAAAGGTGTACGGCCCTAAGTTAGAACGAACGCATCCGTTCTTCAAGCCATCGATTCAACGCATGCGAAACGACAAGGCACTTGAGAAGATCGCCAACCGTTGGTTGAAGAAGGCGACTGCGAAAAGCAATATGGAGTTCAGACAAGTATGAGCCTCAATAGCGACAAGGCAATTTACGAAACACTCACGGCGAGCACGCTTGCAGGTTCAGTTCATGACCTTACGAATGGTCGCATCTCGGCAAGCTATGCCGATCCCGGCGAAGACTTTCCGTTGGTTGTTTTCGAGCAGACTGGATCTGAAGCCATCGAAGTGTTCGGTCACACCCAATTGATGCTCAACGAAACCTACGAGATTCGTGCGGTCGGTCGATACGAAGAAGGCATCACAAAGATTGCAGACATAGGGGCGGCCATCGTTGAAGCAATGCACGGCACCACCGTCACTGTGAAGAATTTAGACATTACGATTGATGTTTCTAGCGGCACAGAGGTCTCTCGTGCCGATGAACTGTTTATAGGAACCGTGCAAGTCAGCACCAAACACATGCAGATTTCGGAGCTTTAATAATGGCACAAACACCAATCCACGGATCGAACGGGTTATGCCGTCTCGGTACACTTAACAACCACGATGCACTCTTCAACACTTGGAGCGCAACGTTTTCAAGACAGGTTCACGATGTAACTGCTTTCGCAGATACAGGTCGAAGGCGAATCCTCGGCATTGCTGACATCTCAGGATCCGCTGGCGGGTTCATGTCGTTCGATGCTGCGAACAACTCTCCATCTGTGTTCCAGAACACTATGGCCGCTGGCGATGTTGCTACTGAATTCCTTCTGACGGTCGCAACAGGTTGCTCGTACACTTTCAATGCAGTCATTGACTCAATGGCGATTTCAACTGCCGCTGGTGGTGATGCAACGATCACAATGAACTTTCAAATGGCTGGCGGCCTCGACACAACCAGTGCAGGCAGCCCAGCAGCTATTGAAATTTGGGATGAAGGCTCTTAATGACACGCAACGTGGGGTCTTCAATCATCACACCGTTGGGTCATCGTATTTTCACGATGCGTGATTGGCTTGTTAGGATTAAGACAAGCGATGGCCGCATCATCTGGAAAGGCGTGCAACCTGAAGCGAGCGAAGAAACTGCAATGCGTTCCGCTGTCAGCTCAACCTATCTCCAATCTGATATGATCGAGGATGTACAGATTATGAGAAGATCAGAAAGGTTGAAGGTGCAGGCATGAGCTACATTCTGTTCGAGGCTGACGGCGAGAAGATGCGTTTCGAAGAGGCGACTGTCGCACAAGTGATCGGGTTGATGGATTATCAATTCGAGCGACAACGTGCAGAGCTCATCGACGACCTTGAAGCTGCCGATGCTCCTGCTGAATTGAAGCTCGATGAAGTTAAGAAGTTGCGCGATGAGAAAGGACTCACATCAAAGCTGATCAGATACGCCTTTACTTTGCGCGGCGCGATGGAAGTCATCGAGTACACCGTTCCTGAAGACAAGGTGAAGAAGGCATTGGCACTTGATCCAGATCAACTTGTCTGGCTTGCCTTGCGTTTGCTTGGATTCAACACGAACGATGTTGAAGAAGGTGCGGAAGATGAAACTGAAAACCCTACGAAAGACCGCGCAACTTCTTCAGCGAAGTCGTGACGGTCGCCAAACTTGCGCCGGGCATCGGCAACCCGCTGGACCTAACGATGAGGCAGTTAGCTGGAATCTGCAACGCCTTGGGCGAACAAGCAGCCGATGAAGAAGTAGGGAACGATCATCGCGCTCATGTAGAACGCGAGATGGAGAGAATCGCACATGGCCGCCGGCATACTTGAAGTCGACATCATCGCTCGCACGAAGAACCTCGAACAGGGTTTGAAGAGAGCCGAGTCGCAGATGAAAAGGACAGGCGACACCGTCGAGAGCGCACTTGGAGGCAAGGGCGCGAAGGCTGCTTTGATGATGGGCAAAGTCTTCGCAGTGATGGGTGCGATTGAAGGTGCAGCGAAAGGCATTTCAGCGGCAACGGAAGTGACTCGCGGCATCTTTGCTGGACTGACCGGAGACTCTGAAGAGTTCAGGCGTTCAATGGAGAAGGCGGGCGAGCTTCTTAAAGGTTTGCCGTTTGGCATTGGGCCTGTTGTGCAGGGCATCGAGGACCTCATCAAAGCAGTCGGTGGGTTCAATAAGTCGATGGAAGAGTCGGCAGCGAAGCTCGCTGAGTGGAATACCATACTTTCTGCCAACGACATTGCAGACAACATCAGGAACCAGAACAAGCTACTCAAAGACCAACGCGATCTTGCTGCTGAAACAGACGAACTCAAACGAGCGGAGTTGAAACTCGAACTTGACCTTGCTGCCATACAGCGCGAAAAGGTAAGGCAAGGGCAAGAGATAATGAACAACTCTGAAATGGATGACGCTTCGAAGCGTAACATCCTGAAAGCGTTGCGCGAAGAGTTTGCGTTGAAGAAAGAGATGGCTGAAATCGCAGGCCAACAAGCCATCCAAGCTGAACAAGAGCGGAGGATGGAGGCAGTTGCAAACGGCATCATGGACGTGTTCATGGAGTCAGCGAAGAAACAAGAAGAAGCAAGGAAGAGGCTCGCTCAAGAACGCAAAGAAGCAGAAAAGCAACTACGCGAGCAACGCAAAGAAGAGCTCAAACAACTGGGCGATGCGAACAAGTTAGAAGAAGAAAGGCTCGGCAAGGTCAACAAGCGACTCGGCATGATGGGCGGAGGTGGTGCAGGATCCAAGTCAGGGTTCACACAAACTGCAAGCACAGCGATGGGGTCATTTACGTTTGCTGAATCAGGTGCGCAAGACGTGATGGCATCGTTAGCCAAGGAAGCGAAAGACATTCAAGGTCGCATCGATGGAACAGCGAAACGCATTGAGGAAATCTTGAAGCAACTTGCGCAACGAGTGGGGTTCGTATAATGGCGACAGCAATTGAATTGACTGACGGTGCAAGGCTAAGTGTTGGAGATGGTGCAGCGGATGCAGTGCGGACGTTCTTCCTTGACGGTTACGCGAACGAATTGCTGGTGGTACGAAACGCATTCGGTTCAAGTCCTGTTGGAATTGGTACGACTGAAACAGTTCCTGTGCCAAAGCTCAGAGACAAACATCCACTGTTCAAGACCTTGTACGCTTATAAGTACGACCTCGTCAAAGAGAGCGGCGGAACAGACCAATGGCGTGTCACTTTCTACTATCGAAAGTACTTGCCAATTGATCGCGTAGACAGTTCAGGGCTTACCTTGGGTCCTGAAACAGTTGACTTTGTTGATGTGAGTGCAAGATGCACTGGTAGCTTTCATGATGTTTACAGAGCGGGCCTCGACATAAGCAGTGGCACGGTTACTGATGCGGACATTGGTGGAGAACGAGTTGACTGTGGAGGTGTGCCAACTTCAGTCATGCGAACGCAATACGAGATGACTGTCAACGTTACGAAGAACGGTGATTCGTTGACAGGGTTCTCTGAATCAGTTGGCAAGCGTTGCAGGAGTAGCGTTCTGGGTCTCGATGGCAAGGGGACGTTGTACAAGGGAGCAGCCATTCAAAGGATCGGCACAAACCTGTTCAGCATATCGCACACCTATTTGTTTGATTCCGAATACCATCTAATTCAAGCACCTGAATACTTGCCCGATGGACAACCGAACTTAGGAACAGACCCCGACAAACCAACTGAACTTGGTAAGTTTAAGATTGTTCGACACGTTCAACCATTCCCAGAAGCTGACGGAACCGACCCAGCAAGCTACGTCCCAACTAACACTGGAATCAGTTAATAAAGGAAGACCTCAATGGCAAACGAACTCTCAGTCTCGGCTTCAATTACATACGAGAAAGACAACCACCAAGAGTCATTCACTCCCGATACGCAATCGATCACCGTGACAGGTGTTGAAGCAGTCGGCGGCGTGCAGCAGATTCTCACTTCCGGTCACGAAACTCTTGTCATGAACGAGATGACTGTCACCAATCAAGGATGGGCGTGGTTTCGTAACATTGGCACAAGTGCAGATGCTTCGATTCAAATCGGCATCGTGGTGAGTGGCACGTTTCACGATGTAATGGAACTCAAAGGCGGCGAGTTTGCAATCACGCGCCTTGCTGGTGAGCAGTTGTTTGCCAAGGCAGTTTCATCGAACGGGTTCCTTCAATACACAATACTGGATGATTGACCTTGAGTGACATCCCGAAATTCTCATCCGGGCAGATTGGCAAGCTCGACTCGAAAGCAATCAACAAGATTGGTTCTACTGTCAATCGTGCAAGCAGCCCTGAAGAGGTTGCGAGTCCGACATCCAAGTACATGGGTGGCCTTGCACAGTTCCCAATCGTTGCAATGCTAGGAAAGAGGGTCGATCCAGACGAAGAGGAAGTCGGAGAAGGTGGCAGCAACTACTTTGGGGGCTATGAATGGGTTGAAGTCAAGTACGACATCACAACCGGCAAGTGGCCCGCGGAAGTCAGTTACCAGAACGATCTTAGAAGGTACACTGACAAAGGTCGCAACGCTGCATACGGTTTGGGCCTTACAACAGGCACTGGTTCATTCAACAATCCATACGGGTTGTCGGAATACTTGCCTGACTATGCAGGCAAGATCGTCCACTTGTTCCCTACTCGATCGTCTACAGGAGTGCCGATGTTAGCATTCCAGCCTCCAGCAGAACCGACAACGTATGTCGCACAGATCATTGGATACGAATCGGGCTCAAAGCAATGCGAGATCGTGAACACGGGAGGCGAATCGATTCCAAATCTGCACCTCTACCAGATCAAAGTTGGCACAGTCAGCGGGTTCGATGCTACGGGTGGTGGTAAGTTTGTATTCGAAGAAGAGTTGTTTGAAGGAGCGCAAACAACAATCGGCGTGAACCTGATCGAACTCAACGGCGAAACGCACTTAGGAGGTTCGATCATCAACGGCGAGAACAGTTGTGAGGGTGGCACAAACTTGTCGAGGACACCTTTGCCGGTTGGCACTTACGTAACGGCGACCCGTATGTTCAGGAGTTCGGCTGCATCGAGTGACAACGTTGGTCACGACAGTTTCTATGCCTTCACAGTCACCAACGAGCTTTGTGTCGGATGTTGTGGAGCAGAAACAAACGCATCTCCTGCGGCAAGGAAGACAGTTGTTCACCCAAGGCACTTGAACAACATCAGCAGGATTGAACGATATCAAGGCAACATTCTCAGGGAGATGACAAAGTGAGCAGACCCGAAATTCTATTTCAGTTTGAAAGCCAAGTTGCAAGCACTGACCTCACAGATGGGGCACTTTCATTCGTTGCACCCGAAGGCGGGGTGAGCATGATTAATCAAATCATGTTGTGCGGTTCGTCTGGAGGCGCATCAAACTACTTTCGCATCTATCATGCCGGACCCGATGAAGCTCCTTCAGTCTCGAACATGATTATGCGTGCAGGTGTCAGCGCAACCGCAAAGAACCTGACTGGTCAAATCAACAACACCAAGATCATCATGAATCCGGGTGATCAAATCTTCTGTCAGTTGCACTCCGGTGATGGCATCACGATCACAGCCTATGGAATTGTCCCTGATTCACTGACACAAACTGCCGTGTCTGAAATGCAAAGCGGCACGAGCACAAGTGGCAGCACTGGACAGATTGCAAGCTATTGATGAGCACTCTTCTCGCTGCATGTTGTTGCACAGTTGCTGGTGATCCTTGCGACACTGACTGGAACTTCTGGGATTGCTGCTCAGGTCGAAGGATCTTCGACCACCCTATCTTTGACTTGCCTCCGTATCAAGAAGAGACACTTGGCGTGCAAGTCAATGTGACTAGGATCCCCCCGGGTCCATGGATAGGCGCAAGCATCAATTCAAACTACAGGATTCAGTACGATTCAATCCCTGCTGCTTTCAGTGCTGTCGGCGGTCGTTTAAGCTATGGAGAGCCATACCCGAATGACTATGAATACTTCGGCGCGAAGGCAGGCAACTGGGGTCCAGCTACTGGATCGGGAAACATATTCATTCGCGAGAGCCTGCTTCGGGCTTATGGCGCACAGTTCCCAAATTCTTGGTCAGCAGCAACATGGAAGAGGTTCAGGAATCCGGAGGATTCCATCGACGACATCCTGAATGGTGTAGCGTCACCGATAGAAACTGGATCCTTTGATCGACTTGAGTTAAGGATGCGAGGACCAGTGGCATGCAATGGAGGAGGGTGCCACACGATCGGATCTGGCTATATCCGATTGTCTTCGAGCAAGGGATTTGGTCCGGAGGACTTTGCGATCGGTTTTCAATTTAATAGGGGAACAACTCGTGATGGCGGACTCGATTTGGACTGTGATCCTGTCACTGGAACGTGGCCGGATTACTGTACCCAATGTCCTCAAGAAATTTCGCCGATGACAAAGCTAGACAATCAGCCTGTGAGCTTTATCAAGGGCAACAGGTGCGGCGTCCCGGCAGACATTCAGGCGCTTATCGAAGCACAGGATCCCGGATCGATCTCGAATTCATGGGCTGGACGATCGAACTTCTGTAGTGGCAGTGAATACATCTTCGGAGAATGCAAGAACGGTTGGTACAGTGAGTATTGCGAAGACCAACAAACGCCTTTCTCAGGAACTATCTATGCAGGATACGGCGAATGCAGTTGCTGTGGGAGTTATGACTGGGACGACAAAGAGGTCTCATTGCAGGTGATTACATGAATCGATGGCGGCGTCAAAGATATTGGTGTTCACATGCAGTCAAAGACGCCGATGAAAACAGAGTGTGCAACAAACAACTCTGTGAATTGCCGGTGTTGATTGACTGCTGCGAGAACTGCGAATCGTATCAAGGCAAAGATCGTGGCCTCGGAGACACGATCAATCGTGCAACCAAGGCACTCGGAATCAAGACGTGTTCGAAGTGTCAACAAAGACGCGAAGCAATGAACAGGGCAACGAGAAAACTATACCGGAGCGACGACAATGGGTCTGATCAGTGACATCGACACAGCTAATGTGGGCATCATGGCAAGGCTTGGAAAGGTGTTTGGCATCATTGACCGTGTTGAAACCTTTCAAGGCGACATAGTTGATAGCACAACCAAGTCGTTTCGCAAAGGGATCAATGAGTACATCTCGGCGTTGAATGACGCAACAAACACAAAGCTCGAACTCGCGAATGCCTTGATTGGTGATCATGACAGTTTGCGCAACGAGGTTGCGATGCCCATTTTTTCAAGGTGCTACGCAACAGCGATGAAGACTCTCATTGAAATGGTGAATGATGAAACTCCGCTGGAAAAGAAGACAGCACGAGCAGCGATGTTTGAGTTGCGGCGGTTGATGGCGACAGCGGGAACAGTTGAAACGCTAGACGCCACAACAGTGTCAATCGGTTCGACTGCTGCTGCATCTGGTAACACTGGCACAGGAACAGTTGTTGTGAGTGCTGAAGCAGACAACAAGAACCATTCAACGATGGCTTCATACCCAACATGCAGGACTGAAACACTCCGGTTCAAGTGCATCAAAGATGCAACAAGCAAAGGCATCGTGAAAGGTGGCGAACTGTTCTCGATAAACGGCAAGCAACCGTTCAGCAACATCGACCATCGTTGGCCCGGCGGGTCAGGAAATGTTGGAACGTATGCAGCGACATCCGAACTGTTGCAGGATGGACAAAGTGCTGGCCGGAACATCTTGCGCAACTCGGGGTTCGAGAACTTTGACCAGAGTGTCAAGAATCCCGGATGGGCGATTGGTGCAGGTTCAGCGAATACAAATATCCTTCCCAACACTTCCACGCCTGCACATGGAACAAACTCGCTTCAATTCAGAAGCGATGGCAGCACCAACCTGTTCATTCGACAGCAGATTGATTCAAGAACAGGCTCGGGCACACTTGGCACAGTTGATGTCGACGGGTTGTACGTTCTCAGTTTCTTGATCAAACAAACGAACACATCGTCGAGCGCAGGTGCGTTGACTGTTGGGTTGATGCAGCAAGATGGAACAGCAGTCACCGACTCAACAACGACCATTGCACATGGCGACATCTCAGGAAGCTACACACAGAAGACCTTCACGTTCCGAGCGGGCGGGGCGGGGCTTGTGTTGCCTGACGATTTGTACTTTGGCATTCGTCAGTCAACTGCATTCACAAGCGGAACCTACTTGACGATCGACAGGCTTGTGTTCACGCGTATGATTCCAACTGCTCCCGGCGGCGTGCATTGTGCTATTGTTCCGGGAGCAACTGACTTTGTTGTCGATGACGAGTTCACTGTTGCAGTGACGAACAACGGCGAAGGCTTGTTTGAGAAGTACCTCGACAAGTGCTTCGACACGTATCGAATGGGCATCTTCCTGCCGAACGCAACAAGCAGTGAACGCATCGACGATGCACTCGTGACTTGAGACCGCGCTGCTCGCGGGCTCCCTTTCAAGATGAGCGGCGTACGGAATGTCTCCCTGTGCGCCGCTCTCTTGCTGGTGGCCTGACAAGGCTCGTGTAGACCGCCTAACGCTCTCACGCGTTCAATCCGCGCCATGTGTCAACCGTGCAATCCGAAGCCTGTACAGGCCTGCACAGCTAACAAACTTGCGCAATTTCACAAAGCACGCCTCACAGGCCGTGAGGGCTGTTATTTGTGCCGGAATACTGGGAATCGTGTTTGTGTGAGTTTGCCTTTGTGCTTGTTTGTGCGACAATGTCTTCAGTGCTGGGGGTTCAACGACCCTCGCCCGCGCCGCGCCCTTGAGAGCTAACGGTGGGACCTAGAGCCAGTCTTTGACAAGTCAGTGCTGGAACAAACGGACTCGATCTCCATATCGGATCCGGGCCATGCAGTTGGCCTCTAGCAGAACAATAAACACACACACACACAAACACAAACACACACACACACACAACATTGGAGACACACAATGAACGACATGACCATCGAAGAAGCATTCAAGCTCGCAAACTCAATGACGACCGAAGAGGTCGCAGGCACTTACTTCATCGAACAGTTGCCTGAAGACTACAGCACGATGATTCGAATCGAGATCGCAGTTCATCCAACTGACACTGATCGAGTCTACATCACAGTGATTCGAGATTGCTGCGAAGCAGGCGAGAACGTGCTGGACATTCCAACAACATGGACGCCGTACTGTGCGATGAAGTGGCTCGACCACTGGCTTGTCAAGAACAAGCGTTGCGTCGATGACTTCGAAGCGTGCTAACTCAAACACAAGGAGACAAACAATGAGAAAACGAAAAGTGACTTTGGCGATGTTGAGACAGATCCGACACT